GCGTGAAAACGTATAAATGTTAAATAAAATCTGGGTGCGGGAAATAAGCTCTTTAGCCCGAGCTCACCTAACCAAGAAGTGTGATGCATAATTTAACCCAACTCAGGAGGATCATGAATCCATTTAGGGCCTGATTTAACGCTAAGTTCGTGGAGAAAAACAAGAAGGGGTAGACACTAATCATCACTGTGGAACCATGTTGGTATAGTCTACTTTAACCAACCCACGTGAGGGTAATCCTATTCTGTTTCCTCATCAAACTACGTCACGCTGCGTATAGGGCACTGCGCTATGCAGATTTAGGCGCCTTCCTCGTAACTGAGGTGCTAATCATATGGTGTTGACGATCTTGCTTACGTAATTTCGGAGAATTTCGTAACCGTCTCAATCACAAAGTACCCAGCAATGTTGGGCGCTGAGGTCATGGACGTTGCAAGATACCAACGAATACATCCAGGACAATGTGCACGAAGCGATCCAGATCCAACTGGTGTCAACGCAATGGTTGACGCGTCTTCGGCAAGCTTGGACTCCGATTCCTCTTCATTTTGCGGTGTCCACTCGAAAGCTAATGGCAATTTGACATCACCAAAAGAACTACGAGCTTTTTCCACAATATCAGTGGAGGNGGCAGGTGTGCTACTAAGTATGGACGGGTTCCCATCAAATCCGAATGCAATTGATCCAGAGACGGTCGACGCGACCTGAGGCATAAAGGTCACTTTCAAGTACTCCAAATTGTAATACTGGAATGTGGCACTCAACTTTGTGAAGTTGGTCGAAATAGTAAAGTCACCAGTCGCATTGGTATTTTTCGTCCCGAGCCAGAAATTACCACCCAACGCGCCGGTTGTGGTGATAGTAGTCAAGGGGAATAAACACCGTGAGCGAACACGAACAGTAGTATTCGAGTTGCCAGAAGCACCGCCAAGCGGTGTAGACAACAATGTGCGGTCACCACGGTTCATAACCGTGAGAGCACGAGAGTTGCGATTCGTTGCGCGGGCGCGGGCCCTGCGCGTTGTGCGTGTACGCGATCTGGTTGGAGGTGCACGATATTGCCAATTGGCGTTGCGAAAAGCAACACTAGAAGGCAACGGCACTGACTCGATTCCAGAATCGAGAGCAGACATAGCTGGCATGATAGCNTTACGGACAGCACGTCCGGCAGCTTGTACATACTGCGGATTCCTACGCAAATAATCAATTGCGTAAGCAGCGTATGGCACAACGTTCGTCATTGACGCACCAGGAATGGTTAAAGCACGTCGGTTCGGCATCTTGCTAATTCAATGGTAAGTTCAATTATAGTGCGAGACTCCTAATAGGGAAGCACAACCGTTTCACTACGTACGTGTGGAACTTGTCCACCGTTGACCAATCGTAATAAATCAGTTTCACGGAAATGTGCTTCTAGCAGTTCCTGCTGTTCAGGCGTAATGCCCCACGCGACCCAAATGTCGTAAGCAGTTTCTGCAATAGTCTCGCCATACTTGAACTTCATACCCCGACTACTGAACTGACGTCCAGAAGTCAAAAAGTCACGTGACTCGCGGTAGTTCACAATCTCACCGCAATTCGCAAACATCTGGTAAAAATCCCTAAGAACGGGTATGTTGCCATACATCGACAATCCACAATCGCCGACTGCATAGCACCACTGCAGAAATGTTTTGCGATCACTCAAATCAAGAGTGGTCATCATGTCCTTACCAAGAACAGTGGGAATGTTACGAACCATGAGTGTGCCAGTTGCGACCCGAATGGGTCGTGTTTGGCAAAATTCAACTTTTGGCAACTCAAAGACAGGCGCCTCGAACACCATCCGGAAACCCATGTCCCGGAAGAATTCGTCAGCACCAGCCTTGAAACGCTCAAGGTCCCATGACTCCATGAAAATCATGCAATCATCCCCATTATTGATCAGATCAATCTTAACACCAACCTTCTTGGCCCACGTCCACATCATGGCACACATGATGACGCAATTGCCGAGGCTTGTGTTGAGATCGCCACTACAACGACAACCATTGACAGCATACTTTAAATGCCCATCTTTGGCACTTGCGTACCCGGTTGTTTTACGTTGTAAACGCAGCAGTCTACTCAAGAATTTGTCTTGGTAAATGAGGTTATACAGCCGATGCTCCATCTCCAACATCGCTGAGGAGACGTGCATGTCAAACTTAGTCGCATCCGCGCCGAGTCCCACAGGACTAGAGAACTTTCTCCACTTTGCAGCAATGATGTTCCCGATCTGCAATGCATTGTAGTGCTTGCTAATAATCGGAACAAATATCCCATTGCCAAAGGCCTTGCCGATTGCTCGGTAAATTCTCTGTTCAGCGTGTTTCAAATATCTGGCAAGACATAAGTTGTACACTGGGTGTCGCGGCTGTATACCACGGGGGGGTTTCATCAAGTTACTCTTCTCCGACTTGATGAACATTGTGATATTAGCATACTTCTTCAAAAAACCTGTGCGGTTAAAAACCTCACGCGCTCGCTGATAGCGTTTACGTTTGCCGCCAGTATAGCTAGCGACAACCTCATCTATAGACAAAGGTTGGAGCCGGCCAACATTGCGCGCTACGAGCTGGATAAATGGAAGAAGTGTGTCGATCACACTTTTCTTGGGATTCAGTGGGGGTTCGAATGAGCCATCAGACATCTTTGTGAAATACATGCGCTCAAGCAGCGCACGCTCAATATTGTCTATGGTGGCATCAAACAATCCCAACTGAGCATCTTTTGTTACTCCGCTAATAAGATGCATTTTCTTGAATGACAAGATTTTCTTAGCGGGAAGGGATCCGTCTAGTGTTCGGACAACGTGTAAATCCCGATGCTTCAGCGCACTCCGAGCGCTGTAGCCACGTGTCCACACCAGACGGCCCTAGCATACGTGTTTCGGGTACACACCAACGCCAAATTTGACGCGGCGGTACACACCGAGAACACCAGCCAACCAACCAGGATAACGTTCCTGATCCAGATGGTTTGCTTGTTCCATCTGATTCTTGGCATAAATCCAACGCTCATAAGTCGAAACCTCGAGGTCGTCAAGACTCATAGTAAGAAGCCCTTTCCAAACAATATTGAAAATGACACTACGGTCAACAACCCTG